CCAATATGTACAAAATTATAAATATGACCCAAGTCTTTACCTCGACTCTTATGTCAAAGATTTCAAGAAGCCAACCGAAATCATGTCTTATAAATATTTGCCAGTCATAGATGGAAACGATAAATCTTCTTCTTTGAATTATATTTTGTTTTCTAATTGCGTGCCGATCATGCCCAAGGCCCGTTTTCATTCTTGGCTTTGTGAAAAATTTTTAGAGCCGAACGAACATTATGTTGAATGTAAGAAAGATTTTTCTGATTTTTTGGATGTTATTGAGTGGTGCAAATCAAACGACAAAAGATGCAAAGAAATTGCAGAAAATGGAAGAAGATTTATTCAAAATTTTCTTCGCCCAGAAATCGAAGAACAAATAGAGAAAGAACTAATAAAATACATAGAAAATGAAACCATACATGAATGAAAACGAAATCCAATTTATCAGAAGTTTTCTTTCTGATCATATTGGAGCCCTTGATATGCTTGAATGGGGAAGCGGCGGCTCTACCATTTACTTCAGTAAATTTTGTGATCGATACTTTTCGATTGAACACGATTGGTCGTGGTACAAAAAAATCGAAAAAATAAAACCAGAAAATGTTTTTTATTATTTTGTAAAGAACAATCTGCCGAGAAGCCGCCCGACAAAAAAAGAAGAATTCATAGACTACATCAATTTTGTTGACAAGATAGGACTGATGCGTTATGATGCGGTTCTCATAGATGGAAGAGCAAGAGTTTTCTGCGCGGAAAAAGTTTTGGATTACATTGATGATGAATCTGTGGTTTTTATTCACGATTGGGAGAGAAAACAATATCATTCTGTACTGGAATTTTATAATGTATACGAAACCAAGGGTAGAGTAGCCGCACTAACAAAAAAATAATGGAAATCGTAAGGCAACAAGTAGAAAAACTTTTTTGGAAATTCCAATTTTTGCATTGTTTGGAAATTGGGACAATCAGAAGTTTTACAGAAAAACACGAAAGCACTAGGCATATTCTTGAGGCAATTGGAGGCAATGGCGACCTTTTATCTGTTGACATTGAACCGAAGCACATATCAATAGCCAAGCAAATAACAAAAAACCCGCCAAATGTTTTTTGGGTACAAAGCGATTCGCTATCTTTCCTTGCAGACCATAATAAAAATTATGAATTTATTTTATTGGATGGAGTAAATGATATGCATTATGTTTTCGAGGAATTTAAATTATGTTACCCTCTTTTAGTTTCTGGAGGCATCATAATGGTTGATGACTGCGGGGTTGATCAATCTGGTAAATGGACTTCTGGCCCCAAGAAAAAAGGAAGGCTTGTGCATAAATATTGTCAAGATAATAAAATAAATTTCGAAATCGTTAATTCTTCAAATGGATTTCAATTAATCGTCTACAAATAATATGAGCAAAAAAATTATAGTAACTGGAATAAGCGGACAAGATGGTTCATACATGGTTGACTATCTTCTGGAAAATACAAAACATGAAGTGATCGGCTGCGTAAGAAGGACAAGCCAACTGATCAACAAACATTTTTCAAACCATATCAATAACAAGAGATTTAGGCTTGAATTTTTTGATTTGATGGATACTGTTTCTATTGAATCTCTTCTGCGCCGAGAAAAGCCAGATTATTTTTTCAATTTCGCCGCCCAAACATTTGTGGGGGATTCTTGGAATATGCCCTTGCTTCATTATCAATGCAATTCAGTTGCCGTTATTAATATTCTTGAATCAATTAGAAAACATTGCCCAGATTGCAGATTTTGGAATAGCGGCAGTTCTGAACAATTCGGCGATGTTCTTTACTCTCCACAGGACATCGGGCATCCTTTTATGCCTAGAAGCCCGTATGGGGCCTCTAAATGCTCTGCACATCATGCCGTAAAGGTGTGGCGAGAGTCTTATGATATGTTTGCCGTACAAGGCATTTTGTTTAACCACGAAAGCGAGCGAAGACAAGAATACTTTGTAACCAGAAAGATTACTAAATTTGTCGCCAATTTTATTCTTGCTCCAAGAAGTAATCGCTTCGAAAATACCTTGGAATTAGGAAATCTTGAGGCAAAAAGAGATTGGAGCCACGCCAAAGATTTTGTTAGAGGGGTATGGCTGATGATGAATATGGAAGAACCAAAAGATTATGTATTGGCTTCTGGAGAGACTTATTCAGTAAGAGAATTCGTGGAAAAAAGTTTTGAATTATCTGGTTTTTATGTAGAATGGTTTGGATCAGATAATCCTTTGGAAGAGGTGGGTTATGTCAACGGCAATCCAATCATTACAGTCAACAAAAAATTCTTTAGGCCAGCAGAGGTCAATCTTTTGGTCGGCGATGCAGAGCCAGCCAGAAAAGAATTAGGATGGGAACCGCAAGTAAGTTTTGAAGAACTCATTGCAAAAATGATTAACAATGACTATATTATTCTAGACGGTTTCAATGGCTGAAAAAATCAACAGGCGGGAAATAATCAAAAGACTCGTTGAAGTCCCCGATAAAAGCAAGAGAGAGTTCTGGCGAAAAGAAATGTCTATCCTTAAGAAACTTGAGGAAAGATATTCGCTGGAATTTTTGTCTATTGTTTCTTTCCCAGAGAAATTTGATTCTTTGGCTTACATATGTTGCGATGCCCTCAAAGAGAAAATGGACATAAAGTGGAAAAATTTTAACTTTAAAGTTGACTTTTCCAAGTACGACTCCTACGATATAGGAGATAAATATGGCGAAGATCGCCCGACTAAAGATAAAAAATTCAAATCAATTAAAAACTTTTTAGAAAATGGATAAAGACGACACACAAATACTCGAGTCTTTTCTCAAAGAGCAAAAGAAAAGCCATTACAATTTTGAAAAAGAAGTGAATTACAAAGTATCAAGCGGCTCTCTCCAATTAGACCTCAATCTTGAGGGTGGGTTTGGCCCAGGTCTTCATCGATTTGTAGGCATTATGGAGAGCGGCAAAACAAGTTGCTCGCTTGAAGTAATGAAAAATATGCTTAATACTGTCCCAAAATCAAAAGGGTTCTATATTAAGGCCGAAGGAAGGCTTTCGGATCAGATGAAAAAACGCTCTGGGGTCAATTTTGTTTTTGAAGCAAAAGACTGGACAGAAGGGACTTGCTTTGTCCTTGAAAGTAATATTTACGAAGTCGTTGTTGATATTATGCACAAACTTGTTGAAGAAAACGAAGAAGAACATAAATATTGTTTTATTCTGGACTCCGTAGACGGATTGATTTCTCAACAGGATTTGGACAAATCTTTTTATGATAGTAATAAAGTGGCTGGGGGTGCTGTGATCGCCGCCAACTTTATGAAGAGAATGTCCATCAAACTCGCAAAAAGGGGCCACATGGCCATTTTCATCTCTCAAGTGAGGGCAGACATCAAATTGGACCCTTACTCCAAGGAACCAGTACGACAGACATCTGCGACTGGAGGCAATGCTCTTCTTCACTTTGCTAATTACATTTTGGAATTTCAGCCTCGCTTTAATGCCGACTGGATTTTGCAAAACCCACAATTGAAGAAGCCCGATCCTATGAAAAACCCAATTATGGGTCATTGGGCAAAAGCAACGATCAAAAAATCACCCAATGAAAAAACAAATCTGACTATTGCTTATCCAATTCGTTATGGTAGAACTGGCGGCAAATCTGTTTGGTTGGAAAAAGAAATTGTCGATATGCTTTATATCTGGGAATTCATTCATAAAAAAGCCGCTTGGATAACATTTAGCGAAGAATTTATGGAATTGATCGAACCCTATGTCGAGGAGAAAGGCATGGACAGAATCCAAGGAGATAACAAACTTTTTAAATATATTGAAGACAATCCAAAATTATCAGAATTTCTAATATCATATTTTAAAGAAAATATTGCCGCGATTTCCTAAAGTGTAAACAAGGCATGAAATTTTTTACTTTATATGGCAAATATAGGCCATTAAAACATTCTTTTAAATATAAGATAGACTGGAATAAAAATTCTCGCAGTAAATTTCAGACTAATGTTAAAAATATTTTATATGATTTTTGGCGTTTTGATTTGGTTTATGAAGAATTTCCAGTTCTTGGCACTAGGTTGACCTTGGACTTTTATAATTATAATAAAAACATTGCTATTGAAGTCCAAGGAGCGCAGCATTTGAAATATGTTGAGCATTTTCATCAAAATAGAACCAATTTTTTGCGCCAAATTAAAAGAGATAATAAAAAATTAGAATTTTGCGAATTAAACTCCATCAAACTAATAGAAATATATCCAGAAGACGAGTTATCTTCGGCCAGTTTCGCAAAACTTTTTGTGTAGTGTAAAATTTGGGGATGTCAGAACCTAAATTTTCTAAATTTGATATGCCAGACAGCATCCTTGACGAACTTTATGAACTTACAGGAGGACCAGAATCTTACAAAGGAATGATTATTGCTTACTCCACCGAAGACGGCGATCCTGTAATTTATACTCGTTGCGATACACAGATGACTCAATATGGACTGTACAAGGCTCTTGAAAAATATTTGGCAGAATCTCTTGAATCTTTTCACATAGAGGAAGAAGATCAAGAAGAAAGTCCTTGACTTATCTTGGATATTCCCTATTATGTGATATATGATAGGGAATTATGAACTAGAAAAGCAAATTTTAGCGGCTTTTTTACAGAAACCAGATTTTTGTTCGCAATTTTTGCCGATTATTGATGAATCGGATTTTTATGATAAAAATAGTCTTCTCCACAAGAGTATATTTTTTATTCTCAAGACTGCTATTGAGAAAAGCGAATACTTGGATGAGATTACTATCTCTCAACGAATTCGCGACCTAGGCATTACTTTTGAGGAAGATATTAATCTTGTTGACTACATACGCTCCTTGTCGATGCGTAAAATTCCAAGCGAAAAGTCAATTGAATCTTCGATTAAAGAACTGAAGAAAATCTCCGTAAGGCGACAAATCGCAAGTACTGGTCATTCTATCTCCAAAGAGATGGAAAATATGCCTTCCGAAGTGCCCTACAAAGAAATTGTCGAAAAGGCCGACCAAATATATAACTCAAAAATCAATTTATTTGAGACTGGCGACAATTTTCCAGTCAATATTTTTGAGGAGATGGAGGATTTTATTGAAGAGCGCGGGAATAATCCAGTCACCGAATTCGGAATGATGGGTCCACACCAAAAAATCAATGATATTTATGGATCACTATTAAGGCCAGGTAACATTACTGTTATTGTTGCGCGGTCTGGAGTCGGGAAAAGTACTTTTTGCATGGATTACTGCACGAAAGTTTCTCTTCAATATGATGCACCGATCCTCCACTTTGACAATGGTGAGATGAGCAAGGAAGAACTCATTATTCGCCAATGTGCGGCTTTGTCGGGCGTTCCCGCTCACCTTCTGGAGACTGGCGAATGG